CCTCTTACGTCAGGAGCCACCAAACGTAAGAGGGTCGAAAGCGCGGACATCCGGTACGGGGGTGAACCGTGTCGCGCAGCCTTGTGGGCTGTGTTTATCTTAGCAGTCTTACACCATTTCGTCGAGCAGGATCCGCACCTCGGGACGAGGGAACTGTGACATGTTCCAAGCCGCCGGGGAGATCCCACCGGCCAAGGGCGATGAGGTCAACTCCATCGCATTGTTGGGCTCGATCCAGCCGATCTTCGTGGCGATCTCAATCTGATCAGCCGGGACGAAGAACTTGCCCTGACTATCCTCGATGCCGACCCGGAAGTAGGTTGCGGATTTGCTTGACCGGAACTTGTCGACACCGAACCAGAAGATTTCGCCCTGCCGATTCTTGTACTTCTTTCCTCCGACGACTCGGGCTGCCTTCCCGACTGCAGCCTTATTGTCGTTGAAGGCTTCGATATCGACCTTCGTTTGAGCGGCCTTAGCGTCGTACCATGCTGAGTAAGCCGCCTTCACTTCTGGAGTGGCGTTCGGAGTGGCGATCCAACCGCCTTGAAAACGGGTTGTCCCGGTAGCGATCCAGCCGAACTCGCCATTGTCTTTCTGAACCAGCGCGTAGAAGTCGCTGTCGTCGTAGCCGTTGTCTTCGCGGAAGGCGATTACCCGGCCCTCGTATTTCTGCCTGTCGGTCATTTGTGGCTCCTCTCTCTCCGACAGTTACAGTGTATCATACCCCCGGTGAGTTATCAAGGTTGCGGTCGCGTACCGCACGCTCCTCACGCACCATCGCCAACGTCAAAAAATAGCCAATCCCATCCACCACCGTATCGGCCTTACTCTTATGAACCTCCCGAGCAATCTTCACCCCCACCATACATAACGCAACCTGCTCCGCCGTCACCTCACAACCAAGGATCGCCTGCCAGATCAGAGCAGCCCGCGAAAAATCATCCAACGGATGACCATACTCATCATTACGATCACCAGCCACCAACGAGGCAGCATGAGCGGCAATATCACGCGGATCAGACAACATCACAAGATCATCAGATCCGCGAGACGCACCTGCGGGTAGGAAGCGAACGTCAAAACTCCCGGCATCGACGATTCGCCCCGCGTCTGCGTCCACCATTCAGAACCTCCATCTAAGGCTGGGCATTGAACCCAGATGCAGCCACCCCAATCAGCGACACGCATATGATGATAATGACCCGTCACCAAAATGTCAGCATCACCCACCGGCTGCTTCCCACCCGCAGCCCGCTCATACCAGCGACGCAACTTCGCTTCCGCCGACCCCGACTCACGAGCCACATGCCCATGCGTCACCCCAACAATCCAACCCGCCGCCATCGCCGTCACCGTCAAATGATCCGGCGGAATCACGATCTTCACATGACCAAACGTGTCCGGGTTCACCGCAAGGATCTCCGCGACCTGCTCGACAACAGCCAAATCATCATTGTCACCAAACGACGTATACGCCTTACCTGATCGACCACGATTCTCACCATGATTACCACCGACCGCCAACACGATCACCTCATCAAACAGGCGCGACCATCGCATCAACGCATCACGCAACAATCGTCGCGTCACCTTCATCTGTTCACGACGATCCAATTCGACACCGAAAGTTTGCATCGCATAAAACCCGACACACCCTTCAACCGAATCGCCGGTCCACTCCACCATCAACGTCCCCAACGGGCGACCCAGTTTACGCAAATCACGCACCCGACGTTCCACATCAATGATCGCCTGCTGAATCCGTAACACCGTCCCCCGCAACCCATCACCATCAGGTTTACCAATCTGCCAATCACCTAACACCACATGAAACACACCCTCACCCATCGGCGCGGGCTTCGCGGGTTTGGCTTTCAACACATCCGCGAGCAACTTCTCCACATCAATATCAGGACCGACATCACCCCTACGTCGAACGACTCGTGCTTTCCATTGACGCATCCGAAGGATCGCACCCTCAGAACCGGGAGCATCCCACGCATTAAACAACACCGGCTCAACGACAGCGAACTTGTCAGGATCAAGATCCCACACCGCCAACACATGCGACCAGTCAGGATGAGCATCACCAGCCGCAGCCGATGTCGTCAGTGTCCCCTCATCACCCTTCCACTCCACACCCGGTCGCCACATCGCATCACGATCACGACGCGGAATAGCATTAGCCGACTCTCCCTCGACAGGGGCAAGCAAATCATCTAACGCATCATCAATGCTCATGGACATTTACATCCCGCCGATGGTCGAGCCAGACGACGACGATGACGTTGCACCGACTGTTGAGACACCGGATAGCCAACCTCAGTCAACTTGTCAGCGATCAACGATCCCGGTTTACGAGTCTCATCAATCAGAGCCCGCAACCGTTCGGCTGTCTCGTCAGGAACGGCTTGCATGATCTTAAAGATGGGACACAAGTTACCGTTATGCTGAAGATAATCTGGTGAGGATGCGATCTCTGCTAACGCATCATCAAGAGTTTTTGCAGACATAAGAGTGTGAAACCTTTCATGGAGATTGGTTCATCGCTTTACATCGGGAACAACGAATCTGCCACGGTCGCGTCACGAGCAGCGCAATCACACGAGCACACCGCCAACACCGTGGAGTTTCGTCAGACAAAACTGTCCGACCATACGGGTCACGATCATCGGTCATGGATCAACCTCATCACCACATGTCTTACAAAATGATTGCTCCGCTCCCATCGTCGCTACCACAAGCCGATCCATGTGGACACATTCCATCGGTGGTTCCCATTCAGGATCCTCCGCATCACGAGAAGAATCCAACGCCTTCTTCAACAATCCATGCGTAGCGATCAATGAACGGATCGCACCATCCATCGCCTGATACGCAAGCAACGCCACCTCACGATCATTCATAACGCAACCTGCACATTAAAATTAGTCGACACTAAGGGACGATGCTCCACATCAACACCCATCGGCGACACGCTCCCATTAGGTTCGACCCGTAACACACGAACCCCAGACAGGGTTTGATCAGTCACCGCCGCGAGTAGTAGCCGAATATTGTTCACAGCATCACGAGCCGTCGGATAATCATCACGACTGGCCCGCGCAATGATCATGATGCTCGGCTGATCAATCTGGATCCCCCCCGCACCCATCCCGAACCGGGGAGCCAACCCGGAATCTTCCATAATCGTCACGCACACGTCAGGCTTATCGGGCAAGATGCCGAGGAACAGGTCAACACCGAGGGTCCATGATGTTTGAGCATCAACATAATCACCCAATGATTCGAGCACCGTCGCCATCAGATACCGCCTAGTTCGCTACGGAACATGTGTTCCACTCGGGCCGCTAGACGATCACCCATACCTTGCGCTTGCCTGTCGACAGGCTTCTTCAAATAGCCTGACGTGGTAGGGGGAGCATGACGCATCGGAATATCGTGAACGTATTGCGCGTAAGGTGCTGCAGATCCGCCGTAATAAATTTCAACCGTGATCCCACTACCCGTACGTCGTGGGGCTTTCACCGCACCCGAACCTTTCAAATATCCATCACGTACGGGTGTCAATTCCTACGATACGAGGAACGCTTCATTCGCTTCCTCCCACAACGCCGCTTCCATGTAACGATTCACATCACGACCCGACCCCTGAATCAGATTCATCAGTTGATTCCAGCCCTGCAAATCCATCACTGACCACCGAACCCGATCACCGAATGATGCGGCCCATCCTCATCATTAACCGTCGTAAACGATGTGATCGTCACATCCTGCCCATCGGGTAAAGTCATCCGATAATCATCAGTTACCTGATCGGCAACCCCATACACGATGGCTCGACCCGCTTCAATCACCTCGCGACCCTTCGAGTCTCGAACCACCCGAGACCCCCACACCAGACGAGCCCGGTACTGTGTCCCGGTTGAGGAGAACGTGCGTTTCCCGTACTTGTCCACGGATGCTTGCGGATACACCGTCACGGTTTCCCGCATCAACTCTTCAAACTCACTGTCGACAGCCATGATCACTGCCCCGGATTATCATGCAGCCCGATATAGAATTCGCCGTTCGGGTAGAGCACACCACGGTTCGCCAAACTTGCGAGGGCTTGCGGATTGGCTTTGGGGAATGGTGGTTCACGTCGACTCGCGAGTTCAAGGAATCGTTCGGCGAGCCCCAAGTATTGTTGTGACTTATTGGAGTAGGACCGTGAGATGCTCATATCGCCCACCGATTTGGATGTGCTATCAGCGAGGCGAGCAAACTGTCCAGCGAGGGCGTAACATGCATCATGAGCGGCCTGATACACCGACCCGTTCGTTTCGGACAGGTGAAAGGCGATCTCTGCATCGGACAGGTAATAGTCGGTACTGTCAGTGTCATGGATCAGGTAGCGCACCGTGTCGAGGGGACGCAGGGAGGGATCACCGGAGTAGGAGAATGTTCCTTTGCCTGATCCGCTAACGGTCAGGGTCATGTACCCATCATTCGGGGCGGTAAGGTTCCGCGAGCCGAGAGTGACAACGAATTGAGCGAAATAGTTACCAGCGGTCAGGAGCGCCGCATCACCAGCCGACCATGTATAGGTGACGATTCCTGCTGTTGCTGGTGAGGAGATCGTTGCCGAGGTTGAGATGAGTGCCGTCATGGTCGCGGGATCATACACGCGGAAACTAGCGGTGCCGCCAGTCAAATCGACAGCAGCACCATCAACGGTGATGGTTCTGGTGATGATAGGTAGACGGTCGCCTACCCCAATCGTAATGTCGCTCACTTATGAACCTCCACTTTATTAGCACTACCTTTAGGGTAGACGCTTCCAGCGCCTTGCGACACTTCGGCGCGTCCTGTATTTCCTGATGCTTGACTGCTCCCTTTCGCTCCGGTAATGCTCATCCCGGCTCCTATCCCTGCCGCATGCACAGGTGGTGGAGTTGCGAGGATCACATCCACGAATAGGGATTCGGTGAGGGTGAGTGTTGCGCTAAATGTGCGCGTGCGAGTCGTTGCCCGATTCAGAGTCTCAGCCAAGGGGACTATATCGGCGAGCGAACGTAGCCGCGCCGTGTTCCGTGTCAATCCGTCAGTCAAGGTGAGCGTGTCCGCCGTGGAGCGCAGTCGTACTTCGGTGGCTGTGACTGTTTCAGTGAGTGTCAGCGTCTCTGCCGGGGCGAGACTGACAGTCAAGGATCGCGCTAATGAATCGGCAGTTGTGAACGTGTCCACGACTGTCCGAGGTCGCGTAGCGTTGCGCGTTACAGTGTCAGACAGGGCGAGCGTGTCACTGATCGCCCGAGCATCTCCAAGTGGAGAACTGATCGTGTCAGACAGCGTAAGCGTATCCGCAACAGTCGGAGTGAACGCAACGGAGCGCGTCAACGAGTCAGTCGCCGTGACCGTATCGCTCACAGCACGTACTGCATTAACAGCCTGACTAGCGGAATCAGATAGCGTTAACG